TTACAAGTAGCGATTGAGCACTCCGATAAGCTGATCCCGGTATGTTTCTATATCGTAAATAGATTCAAGGATGAAGCGCTGTTCTTTTTTATTTTCGCCCGGTAAGATCAAAATTTTTGAAGAAGAGTTCAGGATCACTCGGCAAATCCATTTGCGAACATTGTTTTTATACAGGATACCAAAATAAGACTCCGTATCCTTATAGACAATATCCTTTGCCGGTACAATCTCTTTTAAAATGCTCTTTACCGAAAAATAGGCTTCAAGTTCTTCTTGAGTTGTTACGATTTTAGATTTTTCGGGTTCTTCGCCTACGGCTTCGCCAGCGCTTTCCGGCTTCGCGGCAGATGGTTCGTCCACACTGAGCGCGTTTTTGATCTTGTCATTCATCATCTCGCTGATGAACTGGTTTAAAGATTTTTTGACAATGGGTCTAAATTTTTCGATCACATTTTGAGTTTTGGTTCCTTTGTAAATTTTGGAAAGGAATAGCTTTACCAATTCGTCACTGGGATTTTGCAGTTCGGAAGCAAAGGACTGCTTAAACTCGTTAGAGTATTTTAGTTCAGATGCAACGTTAATAATTTCATCAATGTTGAAAGTGGACTTATGGAACTTTTTGAGTTCAGGTACTTGAGTTTCTTTGAGATCAAGAATGTTGATCTCAAGAAAAGGAACGGAGTCCATTTTATTAGGCTCTTCCAAATCAGTATAAAAACGGTAAATAAGTCCGTTGGTGAGGATGCCAAATTTTGCGGAGGTGGTGCCAAAATAACGAAATAGTTGGGAATCATGTTTATTGAGAGGTTCTCCAATCCACTTGGCCTCGATCAAAACAATAGGTTGACCGTCCTTCATGATAGCATAATCAACCTTTTCCCCTTTTTTAATACCGACATCAGCAGTATATTCCGGGGTAAATTCAAGAGGATTAAAAACATCGTAACCCAACATGGCAAAGAAGGGCATGATTATTGAAGTTTTAGTGGCCTCTTCGGTTTGAATAGTATCCTTTAAACTTTCTACTCGTTTAGAAAACTGTTTGATTTGGTCAATAAAATCCATAATAACATTCCCCTTTACCTATATTTTTCTTTATTTTATCACAATCGGTAAAAATCGACAAGATAAATCTTTATTTTATTAAAATTTTAGAGATTTTTGTCACAAAAAGCAGCCTCCCAGTGTTAGCAGCACCGAGAGGCCATGCAACCCTAACCACCTGTTAAAAATAAACCTAGGGTTACAGGAAAAGTATACCATACCTCCTGTTGCCCTTGCAATAAGGAGGAATCATTTTGTCAAAAAAAGGTTTGATCATGGAAGCCCGTGTCGCAGCCCTCGAGCAGCGCATGGAGGAAGTCATTGGGCGTGTGGACGCCATCGACAAGGAACTCGAGGGTGTCGCACACATCCGGCCCGCTGGCAGCTCCTACAAGGAGATGGTAGACGGGCTAATGCAGTCGGCGGTCGAGGATGCCATTAAAAAAGCCGCCCGGCGCGGTGGAAAGGAGGTCAATGACGCGCGGGGTCGTCGCTGCGGCCCACGAGGTAATCCAGAGAGACGTCGAAGTAATCCGCGAGGGCGCACAAAACCTCAAAACTGGGAAGTCGCCTTCCCTTTTCCATCATTGTAATGGCCGCATCAGAGATGCCGAATTCAGAGGCAAGCGCCTTTTGAGAAACACTCTTATTCTTTCGCAAACTCAGTAAGCGCTCAGGAAAAAAAGCAGTATAATCCATTAAGAACACCTCTTGACATTAACTTTTAGTTAGTGTACAATAAAGGTACAAACTAACTTAAAGTTAGTTTTAGATGGATAGAAAGGAGGACGAATGTACTTAGCCATGCGACAGGAACGGAAAAAACTGGGATGGTCACAGGAGTTCGTAGCGCAGCAGGTCGGTGTAACACCCGAAACAATCCATTATATCGAAACTGGTCAGCGCAAACCCTCATATGACGTTCTTGTCAAGCTGGAAGACCTGTTTGGATTAACCCATCGTCAACTGTTTGGGGCGGCAACCCCGGACATAGAAAAAGAGCCGGACGGCAATCCGGCGAAGTAGGTATAACCAAAGAATACCACAGAGTGATTAAAAATGCAAGAAAAAGCCGCCCGCTGCGGCGAAAGGAGGTGAGAATGTGAAGTATCGCAGTAATGTGATTCGCTTCATCAGCCATGCAGACTGCATCAATGAAGAATTCGTCCACTTGGCTAAGGCGCACAAAAAAGCCTTTGATGCTCTCAATAAATTCCAATCGTTATTTCCGAATGGTCAGGGAACCAATAAGGTAAATGAAGCATTGGTCCAGCTGGAAAAGGCCCATAAAGAATTTTTAGATGCTTCTAGTAAGCTCCAATTTCTTTTTGTGAGTAACCAAGCAACCGTCACACTTGAGTTTCGAGAGAAAGAGCATTCAAAAACAGAATAGACTTTAGACAAAGAGCATGAGTTTCAACTCTCTTCGTCGTCGCGGAGGAGAGAGTCCATATCTATATTTAGACAATCCAAGATACAAGGAAGTTTGTCTAAAAGTCCTTGGCAGGGACATTTCGTCCAACGCCGAAGCTCCTCGTCGGAAACTCCTATTTTTTGAGCAAACATTGAATCAGTGATCAACAACTCTCTTTTTCTTTTGAAAATATTCCGAATTATTTGGAAGTACCTTAGATCGCTTTGGGTGATCGTAAGATTTATTTCCATAAGTTTTTTGAGGTTATCCATTGTTCCCAACATTTCCAATCTCCTTTTGTGATATTCTTAATATATTATATCACTAAAAGTGAATAATTTCAATAGAATTTACCGAGGTGTGTATGCTGTATATAAAATCTCTTAGAGAAAACGCAGGGTTAACACAATTGGAATTGGCAAAGGCTCTTCATATAAACTCTCAAGCGACAATTTCAATGTGGGAAACTGGAGCCAGGTATCCCAAAACAGAAAATCTTCCCAAACTAGCAACCGTACTAAATTGCACAATCGACGAGATATTTTTTGGAAAAACCGAAGAGGCCTCCCGGCGCTAGCAACACCGAGAGGCCATGCAACCCTAACCACCTGTTAAAAATAAACCTAGGGTTACAGGAAAAGTATACCATACCTCCTGTTGCCCTTGCAATAAGGAGGAATCATTTTGTCAAAGAAAAATTTGAGCATGGAAGCCCGTGTCGTTGCTCTCGAGCAGGGCATGGAGGAACTCACCCGGCGTGTGGACGCCATCGACAAGGAACTCGAGGGCGTCGCGCACATCCGGCCCGCTGACAGCTCCTACAAGGAGATGGTGGACGGCCTGATGAGGTCAGCAGTCGAGGACGCCTACAAAAAATAAGCCGCCCAGTGGGTGGCGGAAAGGGGATAAATATAGTGTCCGATATTCTGCTTTTCATGTTAGTTACAACAGCAATGGCCAGTCTTGCACGTTTAGTGAACATCCGCGGAGGAGGTGGCACAGTGCCGCCTCCGAAAACGCCTCCTCCCAAGCCACCTAAACGACAAAGCAAAGAAGAAAACTTTAAGTGGATGGACTGATACGGTCAGCAGTCGAGGACGCCTACAAAAAATAAGCCACATTTAGATTGATAAGCTGTTATACGGAATATAGGACAGGAAATCTCCAATATGGTTAATTAGAGGTGATACTATGAACGGCTCAGGCAATGTTGGTAGTCTCAATGTCCAGCTCCTTTTTGAAACTCTTGCAAAAATAATAAGCGAAAGAGAGGGCGTTGAAGTAACGGTAAAATCAATTACATATTCGGACGTTTCAAAACGGGTGGAGACGCAACCAGACCCGTAATGGGTCTCGTGTTTATTAGGACAAGCTCATATATTTAAAAACCACGAATTTAAAGGAGGAAAGCTGGTGAAGATTGAGATCGAAGTAAAGCGCCGGAGGATGTCGGTTGTGCAAGGTGCAGCGGATGTCTACATAAACGGGCAGGAGGTGGCCTCCTTCGGCGGCGACATCCGGATGATTCCCGAAGGAGAGAGGTATGTCGGGGAGAAGATCGGCTGCTGGGCCAGCGTAAAGCCCGATACAGATTTCATTCTCGGGATGCAGTACCATCCGTATGATGGGATTTACCACCACAGTGAGAAGGTCAAGCAGGCGTTGTGCGAGATTTTGAAACAGGAACAGAACGGAGGGATGCCATGCGTTACGATGTGATGAAAGCCTACCGGCGGCTGTGTGATTTGTACGGCTGGCCGCAGTCATTCGAGGGGCTGCGCATGTTCGCATGGCAGGTCAAGCACGGTTGCCGCAGCATCTGGCTTGGAAAGGGTGATGGGCGGGATGGCGTTTAGCGGATGGCAGATCACCTTGACTATCAGCAAAATCAGCCTATGTATGGTTTACACGACCATCGCGGTCGCCGTGATCGCTGCAATAGCGATCTGGCGCAGCACAGAAAGGAGACAAATACATGAAAGCAGGAAAGACACTCCAGGAGCTTGCCGTTGAGCTGAACAGACAGCAGGGGGCAAAGAAAGACATGATCGTTGACACTGGTGCATTGCGTATGGATGCCAGTGAGAGCGGGATCCTTCTCAATGTAGCGGGCAACGGTACAGCGTCTCAATACGGCATCAACGAGATTGCACACCGGCAGATCGGGCAGCACTTAAAAATTCCCGCAGTTTATTACGACCGGATGCGCAGTGAGTATCCTGATTTATTGGCGCAGAACGTCAACGGTTGGTTCAAACGCACACCCGACACCAGGCGGATGCTTCGGACGATGGATGGTACTGCAAGAGCACTCCTGTCCGACCGTTACCGCCGCATTGATAACTTTGAGATTGCCAACGCGGTGCTGCCCATCATCAGTAGGATGGAGGGTGCGAAGGTGGAGAGTTGTGAACTGACCGATAGTCGGATGTACCTGAAGGTTGTCAATCCCAGGATTACAGCAGAGGTGAAAAAGGGCGATATTGTGCAGGCAGGTGTCATAATCAGCAATTCTGAGGTTGGCATGGGCAGCGTGAGCGTCAGCCCACTCATTTACCGGCTGGTCTGTTTGAATGGCATGATCGCGCAGGATGGCGCAGTCAGAAAATACCACGTTGGCCGCGCCAATACAAGCGGCGAGGATTTTAGCATTTACCGTGACGAGACGATCGAAGCGGATGACAAAGCCTTCCTGATGAAGCTGGAGGACTCTGTGAAGGCGGCTGTGGATCAGGCACGGTTTGCCTCAATCGTGGATAAGATGCGGGAGGCTGCGGAAGTAAAGATGCAGGCGAAGCTGGTGCCGCAGGTGGTGGAGCTCGCGTCAAAGGAATACAGCTTCAGCGAGAGCGAAGGGCAGGGCATCCTTGGACACCTGATCGAGGGCGGGGACCTCTCTCTCTACGGACTGGCCAACGCCGTTACTCGTCAGGCGCAGGACGTTGAAAGCTATGACCGCTCCACAGAGTTGGAAGCAGCAGGCTATAAAATCCTCACAATGGCCCCGGCATTATGGCGGGCGCTCAATCGAGAAAGGAGATAGAAAATGACAATCTGCAAGACCTGTGGCGCAAAGATCGACTTCATCCGTTCGCCGAAGGGAGGTAAAATTCCGGTCGCCGCCCACGCGGGATATTACATACCGGATGATGCAGGGACAGCGGTATTTGTGACCGCAAAAGGCGAAGTCCGCAAAGGCCGGGAGGTCACAGACGGTATCAAGGGGCATCTGCTCCACAAGTGCGGCAGGAGGTAAGACAGATATGCGGTCATCTACCCAAAAAACCGGACGCACGCAAAGCGCACGCCCGGCAAACGAGAAAAGACTGCCCCAACCGTCGAAAGTTAAGCAGTCTTTTTAAGAGGGTGGGTGACCCTGTTCATATTCTATCACACCTTCCCCCAAAAAGCAAGGGAGGTTTTATCGTGACAAAAATCAGAACGGATATAGGGTACATCGCCTATAGGGCGACAGCAGACGAGCTGGCTCCAATCGGCGGCAAGGGTGTGTGTGACTCCTGCAATAGATATTCGTATCATGGATACTTGATCCCAGTGCTCAACAGCTATTATTGCCCGGAATGCTACCGGGATTTTTGCAGCCGTGCGAGATTTTATCCGGATGATATAGGACATGAGACAAGGGTGGCAGCCTACTATGAATCCAAAATCCCGTTGGAGGGGAAAACCCAATGAGCAGAGAGGCCGCAGATAACCGGAAAAGCTGGCTGGCATCCCGGCTGAATGGGATCGGGGCATCGGAAGCCGCAGCGATCGTAGGTATGTCTCCTTACATGAGCAATATCGAGTTGTGGGAGATCAAGACCCGACGGCGGGCACAGGAGGACATCTCAGGCAAACCATATGTCAAATATGGCGTGGAAGCGGAAGCGCATTTGCGGGCACTGTTCGCGCTGGACTTCCCCGAGTACGAGGTTACATATGACCAATTCGGCATGGTGCGCAATAATCCGGAGCTACCGTTTGCGTTTGCGACGCTGGATGGGGAACTGCTCCACCGGGAGACAGGGCGCCGCGGCGTGTTGGAGATCAAGACGACCGAAATCATGAACCCAGGCCAGTGGGAAAAATGGGAAGGACGGCTCCCGGACAACTACTATGTGCAGGTGCTCCACCAGCTTATGTCGACAGGATATGACTTCGCGATTCTCAAGGCGCAGATCAAATACTGCAAGGGCGGCACCCCGGCCCTGTCCACCCGGCACTATACCATAGAGCGCACAGAGGCACAGGAGGACATGGAGTGGCTGGCGGAACAGGAGCAGCGGTTTTGGGATTGTGTCATCCACGACAGGCGGCCCAATCGGGTACTGCCGGAAATTTAAGGAGGTCAAAATGGAACTGATTTTAAAAACGGATGTTCGGGCGTCGGTGCCCGAAATCATCGAGTTTAACTATGAAGAGCTTCAGGCATATCTCGGGGAGCGGCTGGAAAAGTATCGGACGCTGGTGGTCGCCGAGGACGGGATCAAAGCGGCCAAATCTGACCGGGCAGCGCTCAACAAGCTGCGCAGCGCCCTTGAGGACAGCCGCAAGGGGGTCAAGGCGGACTGCCTGCGGCCGTATGAATCCTTCGAGGTGAAGATTAAAGCGCTGACCGGAATGATCGAGGGGGCGATCCAGAACATCGACACGCAGGTCAAGGGGTTTGAAGAAGCCAAAAAGCAGGAGAAGCGGGCAAAGATTGAAGCCTTTTTCGCGGAGAATATCGGTAATCTTGCCGAGCTGCTGCCGCTGGAAAAGCTGTGGACTCCCAAGTGGCTGAACGCGACAGTAAAGCTCCCGGCGGTTCAGGAGGAAATCCTGGCTTCAATTCGCCGGGTAAAAAACGACATTGGCATTATCCGGGCAATGAAGGTCGGGTGCGAAGCACAGATGATAGACCGGTATCTGCAAACCTTGGATATGTCAGCAGCCTTGGCAGAGAAAACCCGGTTTGAAGAGCATCAGAAAAGGCTTGCGGAGTACCAGTCGCGCAGCCAGCAGCAGGCCCCCGCGGAGGACAAGCCCGCGCCCGCCATGCAGACGGAAGTGCCCGCACAGACTGTGGCCGCGCAGGAGACGCCTGCAGCGGAGCCTCCGGAGCTGCGTCAGATCGACTTCCGGGTATGGGTAACGCCCGAGCAGATGCGGGCGCTGCGGCAGTTTTTGATTGACAACAAGATTCGATATGGGAGGGTACAATGATGGCAGTTAGTAACAGCTTTACCGCACGGCAGAAGCCGAAGTTCAGCGTTGCAATTCAGAGTGATGGTTACAAAAAACTCATCAATAACACACTCGGAGACCCCAAACGTGCACAACGGTTTATCGCAGCAGTTTCCAGTGCGGTGGGAACGAATCCAGACCTTCAGGAGTGCGACGCTGGATCGATCCTGACAGCTGCATTGCTTGGGGAGGGGCTTAACCTGTCACCCTCCCCGCAGCTGGGGCAGTATTATCTTGTCCCCTATAAGATCAATGGGCGCGGAAAGGTGGCGCAGTTCCAGATCGGCTACAAAGGGTATCTGCAGCTTGCAATCCGCTCCGGGCAGTACAAGCACATCAATGTGCTCTCGATCAAAGAGGGGGAGCTGATGGGCTTTGATCCGCTCAACGAGGAAATCAACGTCCGCCTGATTGAGGACGAGATGGAGCGGGAGCAGGCCCCCACGATCGGGTATTATGCCATGTTTGAATATCTGAATGGATTTCGCAAAGCGCTCTATTGGAGCCGGGAGAAGATGGAAGCGCACGCCCAGCGGTATTCCAAGGGCTACAATGCAAAGAAAGGTTATACTTTCTGGGAAAAGGATTTCGACGGAATGGCGCATAAAACGATGCTCCGGCAGCTAATCTCCAAATGGGGGATTATGAGCGCGGATTTCCCGGATTTGCAACGTGCGATTGAAAATGACATGGGGGTAATCAAGGAGGATGGCGGCGTCGAATTTGTAGACAATGCGGATTTTTGTGCGGCGCCAGAACAAGCTCCGGAGCCGTCCACAACACAGCAGGCCCCGGAGCCGGACCCGGACGACGATTTCTTTGTCGGAATGGAACCGCCGCCTGAAATGATGTGAGGCAGAGGATATGACGATCCTCAAGGGCTACATATCCGAATATGATGGCAAGGTATTGACGGTGATCGCGCCGTTCGAGGATGGAGGAATCCTCGAACGGCAGGAGATCCACGAATGTGAAATCTATCTGCACGACGGGCGACAGATTTCCCCCGACCAGAGAAACAAAATCTTCGCGCTGGTTGGGGACATCACCGAATGGATGAGCGGGTTTGATCGCCGCAGGATGGTGTTTAACGAGACGTTGACCGCAATGCAGCTCAACTATCTGATCGAGATCAGCCCGGAGACGGTGCGGCGGCAGCTCACCCAGAATTATTGTCGTTTGAACCATATCGACCTGTTCAGCCTTGCGGCACGGTCAGAAGATACGATCGATATGAGCACCGCGCGGGACTTTATCGACTGGCTGGTGGAACTGTGCGTGATCAACGGCATCCCCTGCATGGATACCCTGCTCAACCGGTGTGAGGACATTGGGCGGTACCTGTATGCGTGTGTGGCCAACCGGCGCTGCGCGATCTGCGGCGGCAAAGCGGACATCCACGAGGTGGACCGGGTAGGTAATGGCCGTAACCGCAGACAGATACACCACCTCGGGCAGCGTGTCCAGCCGCTGTGCCGGAAGCACCACGACGAGGTGGACGCGATCGGCCAGCAGTCGTTTGATCGAAAGTATAACGTCACATGGATCAAGCTGGACGAGCATCTATGCGACAAACTGAAATGGAGGAAATAGGATGCAGGCGGTAACCTTTGTGGCGAGCTGTCCCTTTGAGATAGGGGATAAAATTCGGGCTGGCCAAAAGGTGCATACCATCACCGATATTGTATGTATGCACCATGTAAAAAGCGGAGAAATCAAATTCCTTTATGAGCTGGATGACAGCAGGAAACTGGTTTTTCTCGCGTCTGCGAAGGAGGGAAAAGATGCTGAATAAAGCAATCCTGATGGGTCGTCTGACCCGTGATCCGGAATTGAAAATCACCCCCAGCGGCGTATCGGTCTGTCCGTTTACGATCGCAGTCAACCGCCCGTATTCGCGGGATAAAGAGGCCCAGGCGGATTTTATTGACATCGTTGCGTGGCGGCAGAGCGCGGAGTTTGTGAACAAATATTTCGTCAAAGGCTCGATGATTATTGTCGATGGGATGATCCAGACCCGCACCTATGAGGACAGGAACGGCAATAAGCGAAAGGCGGTTGAGGTCGTCGCGAACCATGTGGAATTCGGCGAGAGCAGAAAGCAGAGCGAGAGTCGGTATGACGCACCGCCACCGCCCGCAGAGCCTCCCGTGGGCTATTCAAGCGGCAGTCAGGCGGACTTCGAGGCCATGAGCGGAGACAGCGCGGATTTGCCGTTTTAAGCAGGAGCGTATGGCAGAGCTGCACGATAGCGGGGTTGCGCCTTTGTTCGCCAAGAGGATTGGTCTGGGTGGGGGCGTCGTTTCATAAATCGTGCGTGCTGCAATCAAGAAGCAGGCCTGCCGTTCTAAGCAGGAGGTGACAGGTTGGGACGCCTGAAGAACGGGCTTCCCTACTTTCCTCTGGATGTTGTACTGGACATAAAATTTGAATTGATCGAAGCAGAATTTGGGCTGAATGGGTTTGGTGTAGTCGTTAAGCTCTATCAGAAGATATATGAGCAAGGTTGCTACATTGAATGGACAGACGAGGTTGCGCTTTTGTTCGCCAAGAGGATTGGTCTGGGTGGGGGCGTCGTTTCGGAAATAGTGAGTGCTGCGATCAGAAGGGGTATCTTCGATAAAAATTTGTTTGAGAAATATCACATCCTGACATCAAAAGGGGTGCAGGAAAGGTATTTTGAGGCAGTCAGCCGCCGTAAGCAGATTGAAGTCGATGAAAGGTACCTCCTGGTTCAGGTCGCCCAAATTTGTCCGAATGTTAACATTTTAAAAGCAAATGTCAACATTAACCCAGAAAATGTTGACATTTGCCAACAGAGTAAAGTAGAGAAGAGTAAAGTAAAGTATAGGAGAGGGAGGGATAAACCCTCCTTCCACCCGCCCACACTTGAAGAGGTCATCGCCTATTGCCAGGAATGCAAGAGCCGGATCGACCCTCAACGGTTCTGGAACCACTATCAGGCACAGGGCTGGGTGATGGGCAACGGGGCACCGATGGTTGACTGGAAAGCTACCGTGCGCAGATGGGACCAGACGGAGCGGCCCGGAAAGGGATCAAACCGGTCAGCAGAAATCGGTATAAACTCCTCTATCGACATGGAAAAAGTGCATGAAATGCTGCATAAAGACAGTATGTGAGAAAGGTGAATCAGAATGACGGAAAAAGAAGCTATTAAACTTAGGTCTGCTTTTTCGAATGGCTTTCAATATCCGTTTGGAGGCGGATTTGTAGAAAACTGCGATATGGATGAAGTGAACAGACACGCAGAGCTTTTAGATGAAGCTGTTAAAAAACAGATACCGAGAGAACCAATCTTGACAGACGAACAAAGTACGCGCTACTCAATGGACTATGAATGCCCTAATTGCCATAAAAAATTTACAGGTACAGGTATAGCGGATTACTGCTATCACTGCGGGCAAGCGCTCAAGTGGGAATTGTACGAAACGAATGATAAGCAAAGGAAGTGAAAGATTTGTTTTCAAAGGATTTTTACCCTACGCCCGAACGGGTGGCGGCGGATATGCTTGCCGGGCTTGATTTTTATTGTATCAGCAGCATACTTGAGCCGAGCGCGGGCAAGGGGGATTTGGCGGATGCAGCCAAGCAGAGGATGAGGGCCATCCGCTCGGATCGCTGGAACAAGGTCAACTGGGACATTGACACAATCGAGCTGAACCCGGAGCTTCGGCATATCCTCGCCGGCAAGGGATACCGCGTGGTGCATGATGACTTCTTGACCTATGACACCGCCAAGCACTATGACCTGATCGTGATGAACCCGCCGTTTTTTGGAGGGGACAAGCACCTGCTGAAAGCAATCGAGATGCAAAAGCGGGGCGGTCAGATCGTCTGTCTGCTCAATGCGGAAACAGTGAAAAATCCATGCACCAACGCCCGGAGGAAGCTGGCGAAGAAGCTGGAAGAGTACAGTGCATCGATCGAATTTTTGGAGAAAGCATTCGCGCAGGCGGAGCGCAAAACGGATGTGGAGATCGCATTGGTCAAAATCAACATCCCACAGGCGGAGCAGGAAAGCGACATCCTTGCGAACCTGCGCCGGGAAGCGGAGCGGCCAGAACAGACGCAAAAAACTGACCAAGCGCTGGTCGACTCGGATTTTATCCAGGCAATTATCCAGCGGTACCAGGTTGAGATCCGGGCGGGCCTGAAGCTGATCGGGGAATGGAGGGCGATGAAACCCCTGATTATGGACAGCCTGAAACCCGATGCGTCTGACAATCCGATCATAAGCATGGAAATACCGAAAGGCGACGGCAGCGCAAATATGGAAAACGCCTATATCAAAAGGGTGCGGACAAAATATTGGGAAGCGCTTTTCACCGCGCCGGAATTTATGGGGCTGTTCACCAGCAATCTCCGTGATGAATATTTGTCCCGTATCAATGAGCTGGCGGATTATGAGTTCTCGCCCTTCAACATCTACACAATCCGGATTGAGCTGAACGAAAAACTCACAAAAGGGGTGGAGGACACGATCCTGGCACTGTTTGATGAGCTGTCCGCACGACACGCGTGGTATCCGGAGCAGAAAAAGAACATCCACTATTTTGACGGATGGGCAACCAACAAGGCGTGGAAGATTAACAAAAAGGTCATTATCCCACTGTCTGCATACCAGTGGAGCACGAGCTATTCGTACTGGCCGGATAGCTATGAAATCTGGTGTAAGCTCTCGGACATAGAAAAGGCGCTGAACTACCTGGACGGAGGACTAACCGAAAATGTGGATCTGCGGCAGGCACTTGAGACAGCGAAACGGGTTGGGCAGACGAAGGAAATCCAACTGAAATATTTTACAGTGACCTTTTACAAGAAGGGCACCTGCCACATCCGGTTTACCAACGACGATCTTTTGCAAAAGTTTAACCTCTATGGCTGTCAGCGGAAAGGCTGGCTCCCCCCGGCTTATGGCAAGCGGGCATATCAGGAGATGTCTCCCAGGGAACAGGCCGCGGTGGACGCCTACGAGGGCCGGGAAGCCTATGAGCATATGATGCAGAACCAAGCCTATTTTATCACCAGCGCGGCGTCTATGCTGATGCTGACCAGCGGAAAGGAGGAGGCATCTTGAGCGGACAGGATAACGTCAGCACATTCCCCGCGCTGGCAAATCAGGCGGTGGACAAGATTGAGCAGGAGGAAACGGCCTTTTCGGGCGGACTGAAGGAGCAGGCCATACATAAGGCGGTCGCGGCCACGTTGAAAAAGTTCTGCGAAGAGGACGCCCGGTTCGCGCAGGTGGTTCTCAAAACCCGCCGCACCCTTTCGGACTGCTGCGGGCAGATCGTAAGGGGAGTAGGCAACAGCATATCGGATATTGAGGTCTATCGCCGGGCGGTACAATTTTACTTCCCAAACTCGGAAATCGAGTTCAAGATGAACATTTTGCTGACTGGCGAAGCGCCCAGCGAGGAAGAGATGGCAAGGGAGCTGGAGAAAAAGCAGCCGTCCAAACAGCGGAAGGTTAAGAAAACAAAGGCGACTGCACTGGCCGAGCCGAAGGGAAAACCAGACAAACCTGCTCCACCACCCAAACCTGCCGCGCCAGAGATCATTCAACTTTCGCTGTTTTAGGAGGGAGTATTTTGCTAGTCAAAAAAGAACTGCTGACGATCCCGGTCAGGGAGCCTCCAGAGGGAAAATGGAAAGAGCAGAAAGTAGCGGCGGTGACAATCTCTAAACTGCCGCGCTCCGGTCGGGTCCTGTCGATCGACATTTTTCAGAGAGAGGACAGGCGGCTGCTCTGCCGGTTTTTCAGCGATGCAAAAGCATATATCGTCTTTTTCCCGGCAGGACCGTACCGGGAAAGTCCGGTTTGGAGGCAGTGCGGGATTGAATCCGCCTTGGGCAGGTATCAGGCAGCCGCTTCCAATGGGGCAGGCAAGACGGTTTATAAATTCCTGAAAAAGGGTTTGCCGGAATGGCACTATGCCACAGATAATCCGATCCATGAGGCGGATAGTTTTATTCAGGCAGTTAACCGGAAAAAAAGATGGAAGGCGGCGATGCAGAAGGAAACGCTGAAGCAGAAGCATTTCTCCATGTTTCCGGACTATCCCAAAGGGTTGGAACGGTACTGTGAGAGTACGGTATTCCCCGGATCCTATCTGTTTTTTGATAAGCTGACCAGAGGCAGAAGGCGGGTGATCTGTGGCCGCTGTGGGCATGAATTTGAGGTGATTGGCCCAGTCAAACGTGGACAGGAAGGAACCTGTCCCCACTGCAAAAAAGCCGCGCGGTATCACCCGTTGTGGCATGAAGCGGGCATCCGCGAGAAAGCAAAGGTCTGTATTGCTCACCGGCAAAAGGGGCAGCTCCTGATGCGGTTTGTAAATGTAGAGCGTACATACTGGGATGGGAAACCACAGTACCAGTTTGACGATTATTTCCGGACACTCTATCTGAATCAGGATGGGAAGCAAACCATTTATTCGTATTGTTGGATGTCCATGATGATCTATGGATATGACTGGTACCGCAAGAAGAATGGCCGTACCTGCGCGGACGAGGCGTTTATCTATACCGGAAATCTGCGGCAGGTGTTCGGACAGAGTTATTACAATGTCGATCTGGCCGAAGCAATGCGCCGGGCGAAAAAGCCAGTCGCGTTTGTTCCTATCCTAGACAACCTGAAAAACTTCCCGCAGACCGAATACCTGGTGAAGCTGGGGTTGTTTCAGCTGGCAAAATGTGTGCCCAGTCTGTACCTTGGGGATGGCAGAGGATTTGGACAGCTTATGGAGGTCAGCAAACAATATCTGCCGCTCTATCAGCGGTTTGATGTGAGCTTGAGTGAGCACAGGATGATTCAAACGGCAAAGGAATGGATCAGCGCGGAGGACTTCCAAAGATACCGGGCCTTGAAGGCAAAGGATCCTTATTTTGACCCGGTTCCTGTGCTGGAAAAAATGTCTTTCAAAAAATTCCTGAATTATTTTGAAAAACAGAAACAGCGGCACCCAAAAGAAAGCCTGACCAGGCTGACCGGCTGGTACAAGGATTACATCCAGATGTCGGAAGAACTGCGGGTGGATTTGAGGCATAAATCGGTGCGCTGGCCGAAGGATGTGCGGGAGGCACACGACCGGATTCTGGTACGTTACCATGAAAAGGAGGATCAGATATTGCAGGAGAACCTTGCTCACACTCTGGAACTTCTGGATAAAGGGATTGCAGAGTTCTGTACGAAAAAGTTCCAGATCTTGATACCAACCTGCCGGGCGGACTTCATCCGGGAAGGACAGTCGCTGAACCATTGTGTGGGGCAAACCGGCTATTTTCAAAGACACATCGAGGGAAAACGGATGGTATTCTTCATCCGTAGAACAGAGACCCCCGAAACCCCGTTTTTCACAATGGAGGTGGATATGCAGCGGATGCGGATATTGCAGCTCTATGGGTATCATGACTGCATTGCCCCGTCGGAGGTCAGAAAGTTTGCAGAGCAGTTTTTACGCAATATAAAACCAAAGCAGGCAACATCTGCGGCATGATGAAAAGGAGAGATTTTATGAGCAGATTAACAGCAGAAGCATTCGCCAAAATGATTAACGGATGTGAGTACAGAAAAGAATTGACGGAGACGCAGCGGCGGCAGGCAAAGGAAAACGGCCTTGTGGTCGTATATGGCGCATCGGATGATCTTATGGAATTTGACGGGGCCATTTACGATGAGATGGATTGTTATGGAGGCGGCACAACCTTTTTGAACCGAGAAGGCTTGCTAAAATCCCCTGACTGCGATTGTGAAGAGTGCGAGTATTTTAAAAATTATGTCCGTCAAAATTACCGCTCCATAACGTCTTTCTGGTGCAGAGAGGACGGCTATGCATGGACATATGAGACAGAGATTCCACACGCGACATTTGAGATATGGGACGAAGGGGAACGGTATTGCCGGGGGCTGGTTTTCTCGGTTGATGATTTGAAGCAGGGGGAGATAAACGATGGAAACGATTAAAACAACATCCCTTGTCGATATGGCAATGGGGGCAATCAAGGAACGGATAGATTATGAGACATCCCGAGTGGTCGAAAATATCAAGGATCTCAACACTCGGGCGGCGAAAAAGCGGTCAATTATTGTGCAGATCGACATCCTGCCGGACGATAACCGCGAGCGGTTGCAGGTATCTGCAACGGTAAAATCCAAGCTGGAAGCTACCAGCCCGATCACGACCGCTCTATACCTCACAGAGGATGGAGAGGGTAAGCCGGCAGCGGTGGAGATGGGGCCACAAATCCCTGGGCAGACCCGCATGGACGGGACAGAACAATCCGAACCCGCAGTCCTGCGCCTTGTGGGACGGGCATAAATCAAAAATCAGAAAGGAAGTATCCCTCTATGTTGAAAGCTGCTATTGAAAAGATCGTATCCCTTGCCACTCCCCAGACCTATGAGATCGGCGGAGAGACTTACAGCACCGTCAATCTGCATCGTGTGAATCCGCACGTGGACCGCCCTGCAATGATCGAATTTGGTTCTCTTGATGCGATTGTGAAATCCATTGTCACCGAGATCGACCGTGTTACCTGTCCGATATTTGTTACGGTTGAAACCCCGACCTGTGTCGAGGTGGTTACCACCTACCGGCAGGATAACATGCAGAGGGATTTCCTCTACAAGGCAAAACCCTCGCTTCCCAAAATATTGGATGACTGGATGGGGCACGATGATGCAATGATCGCGCTGCGCTCCCGGTACATAGAGACAGAGGACACGCTGTACATCATTGACCTGCTGTCCAGTATCAGCGACCAGAATGATGTGAAAACCACCGATAACGGCCTGACCCAGCAGGTAACGGTCAAACAGGGGATCGCACTCAAGCAGACGGAACGCGTTAAGCCGCGAGTGACGCTCAAACCGTACCGCACGTTTTTGGAGGTAGAACAGCCCGCCAGCGAATTCCTGCTGCGGATGCGCCCCGGCGATCCAGATAAGGGTAAAGAGGCATTGATCGGCCTGTTTGAGGCGGACGGAGGCGCATGGAAGCTGGAGGCCAAGCACAGCATTGCGCAATATTTTGAAACGCATCTGAAAGAGCTGATTGAGGCTGGCAAGGTGATCGTGGTGGAGTAATCCCCCACGATCACAAGCAATGACATAGGAGGGGAATCATGCTGTTTTATTTATGGAAGAGGCTACAAACCAGCAAAAGCGGATGCTATTTTTGCAATGAGAGTAAGGGGAGAAATCTTATGGTGAGGCATGAGACTGATGTCATGCCATATATTGCGATTTATTGCCCGATCTGCGGGCGGAAGTTAAAAGGAGCGAATAAGAGATGTACTTAATTTCACATCGGGAAATTTTGAAACGTGCAGTAGAAACCTATGGTGCGCAGGCACAGACCTTGATGGTATTTGAAGAAATGTCAGAGCTGCAAAAGGAACTGTGCAAGCATGCCAGAGGAAAAGACAATCGGGAAGCGATTGCGGAAGAAATCGCGGATGTGCAGATCATGCTGGGGCAGATGATGATTCTGCACCGATGCGAAAGATTGGTGGAAGGCTACCGGTCACAAAAGCTGGAACGGCTTACAAGACGGTTGGAGGAAGCACATGATCCTGATACATAAGCTGGTCAACGGCAAGATCGAAGCGTCATATGAGTTTGCAGACAAGAAATCCGCTGGCGCAGAGTATGAAAAGTTCCAGGAGCGCCTGGATTGCTATGCACAGGTAATTGTGGACGGTCAGGCACTGAATACTTCGGCAGCCCGTAAATATTTCGGGCTGCGGAAAGTCTACACACCTCGAAACGTGCGGATATAAACAAAAAGAGGGCTTTCGCCCTCCTCTTCCTTCAAATCTATTATATCGAACTGCCGGATGTCTGGCAATAGATAAGAGAGGGGTCGAAAGCAGATGGGATGGATCGACAGGGCACGGTGGGACGCGAAGGAGTATCGGAGCAACTGCATAGAGCTGCGGCGGCTCAAGGAGCTTCGGATGCTGCCAGCCAGCTCCGAACGAGTGCCGGTGAAAGGAGGGAAGATTTCCAAGCCAGTGGAGGTAGCGGTCGAGCAGTCGGAATCGGTGGCGCGGGAGGCGTATCTACAAAGATCGGTGGACGCGGTACAGTATGCCATGGAACAGGTGCTCAAAAAGCCGCAGGGAGAGCTTACGATCAAGCTGTTTGACATGATCTACTACAACCGATCACACACCTTATATGGAGCGGCGCAGGTGTTGCATCTAACTGAAAGAACAGCCAAACGATATAACAGATATTTCCTGAAAATGATTGCAGAACGCCTTGGCTACATAGAGTCTATTAAATTTTCTGAAAAAATGGCACTTTTTTAGGTTTTAGACGTGCTAAAATAGTATCATCCCAAAAAGGACAGGACGCAGCGGAGGGCAAAAAACCTCCGGGCGTCCTTTCTTTATGCACGAAACAGAGAGGCGGATTACATGAAAGATGTGTTGGCCGGCCTGCTGATCCTGGTCGGGTTTGACCTGTTTTGGATCAGTGCCGGAGCCTTATACCTGAAGATGGGAGGAAAAAAGAATGCAGACTACACGAATACCGCTGGAGCAGATGAAGCCCGCCCCATACAATCCCCGCGTAAAGCTGGAACCCGGAGATCCGATTTATGAAAGTCTGAAAGTATCCATACAGGAGTTCGGATGTGTGGAACCTCTGGTATGGAACAGACGGACAGGGTATATTGTCGGGGGACATCAGCGCTATGACGTTCTCTTGGACCTTGGATACACCGAAGATGATGTTATAGTGGTTGATCTGGACGAACTGAAAGAAAAAGAGCTGAACCTGCGGCTCAACAAAATCACTGGGCGCTGGGAGAATGACAAGCTGGCGGAGATCCTCGCCGAGCTGGAACGGGAGATTGACCTGACGCTTGCGGGTTTTGATGAGATGGAGGTCAGCCGGATTCTTCAGAATGCCAATCTGGATATTGACAGTTTCTTCACAGAAAAGCAGGAAGAGGAAGAGTCAGAGGACGAGGAACATAAGGGGGAGGTCCAGTGCCCGGAATGCGGCTGCTGGTTCAAGCCGAAAAAATGAAGCTGTGCCTGTCGAGCATTGAAACGAAGTTTGGCGTATTGCCGGATTCCGTACTGGACAAGGCGAACTACATCCTCGAAAGTTTTTTCTATATCCAGCCGGAGATGATGGATTATTGCCTGTCCCGTCCGTTTTTCATCATGGACAGCGGCGCGTTCACTTTCCGGGAGAATGCCAAGCGGCAGGTGAGCTATAAGGATTTTGTGGAGTATACCATCAAATTTGCAGATTTCATCAAGCGGTATGACATCCGCTTTTTCTTTGAGATGGACGTGGACAATCTCATTGGCCTGCCGAAGGTGGAAGAGCTACGCTCTCTTCTGGAACACCGGGCTGGACGTCAGTGCATCCCCGTCTGGCATATCGAGCGGGGTAGAGAGTATTTTGTGGATATGTGCAAGGCATACCCATATGTGGCCATCGGAGGGATCGCCGGTGGGACACGGGAGCAGTACGCCAACTATCAGAAATACTTCCCATGGTTCATCCAGACGGCGCACCAATACAAGACGAAGATACACGGACTTGGCTTTACGCCAGGTAATCTGCATAATTATGCCTTTGACAGTGTAGACAGCTCATCGTGGACCAGCGGCGGGCGTTATGGCACGTTGCACTGCTTTGACGGCCAGCGCATCCGGACCATCCACCCGTCGGGCAAACGGGCAAAAGACTACAAACAGATCGACGAGCACAACTTTTTGGAGTGGTGTCTGTATCAAAGGTATCTGGAAAGGATTTGAGCATGAAAAAGGTATTGCTGTATTCCGGCGGCATGGACAGCTGGCTCATCAGCCATCTGTGGAAACCGGACGTGAAGCTCTACATTGACACCGGGAGCAGTTATGCAGCGGAGGAAAGGCGGCGTCTGCCTCCCGACATTACCATAGAGCATCTCGATCTGAACAGGTTCGAGCGGGCGGACAAGATCATCCCCCTGCGCAACCTGTTTTTTGTTATGCTGGCCTCCTACTACGGTGATAAGATTTGTCTGGGGGCTACCTATGGTGACCGGGTGCTGGACAAGAGCGTCATATTCGCGCAGAAGGCATCCGGGCTGCTGTCATATCTGTACCGACCGCAGCACTGGACGGAAGGTCGGCGGATCTCGGTAGGAGTACCCTTCAAAAACTTTACCAAAGCGGAACTGTTGAAGCAGTATCTGGACGAAGGTGGAGATATGGAAACAGCCTTCCGGGAGAGCTTCAGCTGCTATGAGCCGGATGCGCAGGGCCGGGAATGCTGGCATTGCAAACCCTGCGCGCGCAAGGCGGTGGCGTTCCTGTTGAATGGATACCACTTTGAGGATCCCGCTGCACTGGATGGCGTCCGGTCCTATATCGCCGGAATCCTGCCGGAGATTCAGTCCGGCACATATGGCCGGGGGCCGAAAGAAGAGGACGAGATCATCAAAGCCTATCAAATAATGGAGGGGCAAAAATGAAGGATTTTATTCAGGTGTGCTATGACAACGACAATATTACAGTTTCCGCTCGCGAACTGCACGAGTTTTTGGAAGTAGAAACCAGATTTAATGACTGGTTCACCCGTATGTGCGAATACGGTTTTTCCGAAGGGCAGGACTATTGCTCATTTTTGAGTAATAGGTCCGACGGGCTTCCCGGCAAGCCTAGAAAGGACGCTGCCCTGACAATCGACATGGCGAAAGAACTCTGCATGATCCAGCGCAACGAGCGAGGCAAGCAGGCGCGGCAGTATTTCATCCAGCTTGAAAAAGACTGGAACAGTCCAGAAAAAGTGATGGCGCGCGCCCTGCGGATTGCGGAGGTCAAAATCAAACAGTTATCCGAGGTAAAGACCGCACTGGAAACCAAAGTTGAGCAGGACAGGCCCAAAGTGCTGTTTGCAGAGGCGGTGAGCACAGCAAGGACAGCCATCCTCATTGGGGAGCTTGCCAAAATCCTCAAGCAAAACGGTGTTGATACAGGGGAAAAGCGGTTATTCCAATGGCTGCGGGATAACGGTTATCTCATCCGCAGGAAGGGTACAGACTACAACGCACCGACACAGCGTAGCATGGACATGGGGCTGTTCGAGGTCAAAGAAACAGCGGTCACTCACGCGGACGGCCATGTGACAGTCAGCAAGACCACCAAAGTCACCGGCAAGGGCCAGCAGTACTTCATCAGCAAATTTCTGGGGACGGGGGCGCAGGCAGGATGAGCGGAAGAGTACGAAATATCAGCCTAGGAGCAATGCTGGCCGCGCTCTATATTGTAACAACCGCCTTGAACCCGATTGGATATGGGATTATCCAGCTCCGCATCTCCGCAATTATAACTATGCTCCCGTTCTACCGGAAGGAATTCCGGGTTCCATGTATTGCGGCGGTGGCGATTGCCAACTGGTTCTCGCCGTTGGGTCTGATCGACGTTGCGGCAGGCATCCTGTTGTGGACGTTGGCCTATTACCTGATAGACCAGATATGCAGGAACATCTATCTCAAATGTGGTCTGGTTGCCCTTTTAAGCGGCGTCATTATTGGAGGTGAGCTTTCGCTGGTGCTGGAAGCTCCTTTTTTATTCAATTTTATCTCCATATCGGTATCTCAGATGATCGTCTTTGTTATTGGGACAGTCTGCTGGAGACGAATTCTTTAGTACAGAATAGCGCAAGTCTAAACGGATTTATGGAAGAAGCGCCAGCCGACAATGGCTTACGGGAAATAAATTTGGGGACAACTCAAAATCGGGAGGGAGGATGAGTGCCGAGAGCGCGCAGCCCGGACAGAGACCGAGCGAAACAGTTATGGTTGGAATCTGGGAAAAAGCGGATGCTGAAAGAAATTGCGGCGGAGCTTGGCGTATCTGAAACACAGGTACGGAAGTGGAAAAGCCAGGACCGTTGGGATGGCGATGGAAAAGGAACGTTACCAAAAGAACCCGTTAAGGGAAAAGGTAACGTTACCAAAAGGCCGCGCGGCGCACCCAAAGGAAACCAGAACGCGGTGGGCAACCATGGCGGTGCACCCAAGGGCAACACCAATAGCATGAAGCATGGAGCCTACCGCCAGATTTTTGACGGAATCCTGCCAGAGGAAGAACATGTGTTTGTGGAAAATATGAGCTTTAATCAGGCAGACCTGATCCGGCAGGAGATTGCCACGCTGACCACGCGGGAGCGATATCTGATGCAGGAGATTATAAAGCTGCGCAGCAATTCCAGCAACCTTGCCATCCACACGGTATGCAAGGACGGGGACGACACCTCCACCACGGCGATCAATACCATTCAATACATCCGGGTATACGAAGCGGAACTGACCAAGGTGCAGCGTGCAAAAGCCATGTATGTTCGGATGCTGATGGAAGTGGGAAAAAGCGGGGCGGATGAATCTGCATCCGATCAAGATGAGATCACCTTGTATGAAATACCTGAAAACGGACGTGATACTTGATGCCTACAGTTATCAGACCGCAACCTGGCCCACAGGAACGTTTCCTCGCAACGCCTGCGGATATCTGCATTTACGGAGGTGCGGCGGGCGGAGGAAAAACATTTGCCCTGTTGATGGAGCCTATACGACACCTTAAAAATCCGGGTTTTGGAGCGGTAATTCTTCGAAAGAACATTACGCAGATAACCGCAGAAGGAGGCTTGTGGGATGAGTCCTTTGAGGTCTATGGAAAAATGCGCGGTGCAAGAGCGCTGCAATCCCCTCGTTTGAAATGGATTTTCCCATCTGGTGCACGTATCAGCTTCATGCATTTAGAGCGCGACGAGGAGCTGTTCAAGTGGCAGGGCACACAGATTGCGCTGCTGGAATTTGATGAGCTTACGCACTTCACGGAGCATATGTTTTTCTATATGTTGTCCAGGTGCCGTTCCGGCTGCGGTGTCACGCCATATGTACGTGCAACCTGCAACCCGGATGCAGACAGCTGGGTTGCAAAATTTATAGAATGGTGGATCAACCCGAATACGGGCTACCCCATTCCGGAGCGAAGCGGCGCGTTGCGCTATATGCTCCGGGAAAATGAGGAAATACAGTGGGGAGACACGCCAGAAGAATTGTGGGAGCGATTTGAGCTAAAGACCACAGAACAACGGCATAGGATTAAAAGTGTTACTTTTATTGCAAGTCGCTTAGAGGACAACAAAATTTTGATGGCTCGAGATCCGTCCTACCTATCAAACCTGCTGGCCCAGTCGGTTGTCGAGCGGGAACGGCTGTTATATGGTAACTGGAAGATCAAACCGGCCGCTGGACTGTTCTTCAAACGTTCACAAGTAATAATGGTAGAGACAATCCCAAATGATGTGATCCGATGGGTGCGTGCATGGGATTTAGCAGCCACAACACAGGACGAAAATGGGGACGCCGCCTTTTCCGCCGGGGTACTGATGGGGAAACGCAAATGCGGCCGGTATGTAATTGCCAATGTAATCAATGTGCGGGAAAAAGCAGCGGATATTCGAAAGTTGGTGCGGAATGTCGCGCTTGTTGACCGCAAAAACTTTAAAAATGTATGTATCCGGCTTCCACAGGACCCGGGACAGGCAGGCAAAGCACAAGCGGAGAGCTACATCAAATATCTGTCCGGCTTTACAGTCAAGGCGGTGCGGGAAACCGGCAGCAAAACTGCACGTGCAGAGCCTATGGCTGCCCAATGGCAGGCCAGGAATTTTGATGTGCTGATTGCAGAATGGAACGATACATACTTTAGTCAGCTGGAAAGTTTTCCAGAAAGCCGGTTTAAAGATATGGTGGATGCGGGAAGTTCGGCATTTGCCGAATTGGAGGGAAATGCCTTTGACTTATCTGGTTTGCTGCAATGGGAGGTGACAAATTGAGTGAATTTCGGATGGATGGCTATGTAAACCAATACACTAGGTATGGCACCTCACAGGACAGCTCGGAAGCCTATGAATACCTGCCGGAACCGGCGATCCCGGACATCTCGCTGGTAAGCCATTACGAAACCAACGGCCTGTTTGCCAAAATTATCGACACGCCGGCGGAAGAAGCCATAAAGCATGGGTTTGACCTGGCCCTGAATGATGCCAACTACGAACAGTACATAGAGGACATGTTGGACATGCTGGACTGGGAGAATAAATCGGCAACTGCTATCAAGTGGGCGCGGCTGTTCGGCGGCGCATTGATCGTGATGGTGATTGATGATGGTGGGGAGCTGACAGACCCGGTGGACTGGAACGAGATCCGGTCAATCGACGAGCTGAGGGTCTATGAGCGGCCGGTCGTGCAGCCTGACTGGGCGAACCTTTACAACACTGCCGGGAGGGATGGCCTGCACCGTCGTTCCAAATTTGGGATGCCCCAGTATTACCAAGTCAACAGTATCTACGGGAGCTTCGTTGTCCATGAGAGCCGGTGTCTGCTCTTCCGCAACGGGATTTTACCCGAATACACGATGATGCCGGAATACCGGTTTTGGGGGATGCCGGAATATTCCCGTATCCGCAGAGCATTGCGGGAGGTTTCCACATCCCACGGCCACGCAACAAAGCTCATGGAGCGGATGGTACAGGCGATCTACAAGCAGAGGGACCTTGCCTCCACATTACAGCGGGAAGGCGGAGACGATGAGGTGATGCAGAGACTGCGGCTGATCGACCGCGCCCGCAGCTTTTTGAGCACGATTGTCATTGACGCAGACGGGGAGGAGTATGATTTCAAGACCTTCCAGCTCTCGGGCATCAAAGACATCCTGGAGGCGAACTGTAACATACTTTCCGCAGTGACCAATATCCCACAGACGATCCTCTTCGGGCGTTCTCCCGCAGGGGAGAACAGCACCGGGGCCAGTGATCTGGAAAACTACTACAACTTCATCGAGCGCATTCAAAAGATGATGCTGCGGGACAACCTGCTGACCGTTCTGGACGCGGCATTCCGGGCCGGGGTTTCCGGCGGGGAGATCGAGCAGGTGCCGGACTACAAGCTGACCTTTGACCCGCTGTGGAGCTTGAGTGAAACGGATCAAGCCATGGTCGATCAGACGAAAGCGGCTACCGCCCTCACCCGGGCGCAGACCGCACAGCTCTATGTAGATATGCAGGTGATCGACCCCAGCGAAGTCCGGAAGGGGCTTGCCTCCACCGATGAGTTCAACATTGAAGAGCTGCTTGACGGTCAGGAGGAGGAACCTTTGGACTGGGGGCTGGGACAGCCCCCCGAAAATGGGATGCCTGTTTCTTCGACACCTCCTGCTGACGGGGGCGCGCGGAACGACAGCGCCGCCGGGTGCACCGCCGCCGCGACGATCGTCGTGAAGGGTGGGAAAGCGCTGATCGGGAGACGCCGGGATGGAGCCGGATGGTGCGGCCCCGGCGGGCACATCGAGGCAGGCGAAACACCGGAGCAGGCAGCGCGGCGCGAAGCCTGGGAAGAATTCAGGATAAGGCTGGGATCGTTGACGCCGCTTGCAAAGCTGGACAATCTGCCGCAGGAGTACGGCGTCCCCTTTGTTTTCCTGTGCACCGACTTTGATGGGGATCCTCAATGCGACGGGAATGAAATGCAGCCTCCTCACCGGTTCGAGGAGCTGTCCGAATGTCTTTCTGACGCCATGTTCCCGCCCTTCGTCCGCTCTGTCCAAACGCTGTTATCCGAGTTGACCTTGGGCGGGACTGGTGTTATAATAAAGGAAGTAAATTCCATAGATGACAGATTGGATTTTAAAGAGTCCGATCATCCGAGGGATGAGGACGGGAAGTTTACCTCCGGCAGTTCCGGAGGCGGCTCCTCTAAAGTATCGGGCAAGCAGAGCGGCAAATCTGAGGCAGCTTCTAAAAGTTCTGGTATAGATGACAAGTCAAGTAAGAGAAACTTTGGACGTAGTGGAAAATCTAGGGAAATTAGTGGTTCAGGAGACAAAGGGGGGAAAACTTCTGGTTCTCCTAAAGAGACTACTGCAAGCCAGCAGAACCCTGGTAGAAATCCCACAAAATTTAAGCGTAAAGGTAGTAAGATGTGTATCACTTCTGATGTAATAATAAAAATGGAGAACGCTACAGTAACATTAAAAGCAGGTACAACGGTCTCAAGAATTGTCGATTTTGCTGGTGCATCCCGAAAAAGGCCGGTAGATGTTGAGCCATATCTCATCAAACAATATGGCGGAAAGCCTGGCGGCTGGACGCATACACGTGGGGAGGCCAAAGTTACATTGGCGGATGGCAGTTCAAAAAAGGCTGAGCTTCATTGGTTTGAAAGTAAGGATGTGGGACAGACGGGAATGAAGGTTAAGCGCTATCTAAAGCGGGAGGGCAAAGATGAAGGTTAAATATCTCGGTGAAAGTGATCCGCTTTATTTTTTAAATGGGAAAGAATATGAAGTCATTGCGGTTGAAGAGGGCTGGTATAGAACCATAGATGAAACCGGTGAGGACTATCTATATAGCCCGGATAATTTTGAGATCGTAGAAGGGGGGGAGACGACCTTAGAAGAGGAGAAGATAATGGTTAGTTTATCCAGACGTCAAAGCAAATTTCTTGAGACAGAATTGGGTATTTCTGTTGAGCAAATCAAAGATATGAACAAAAAAAGATGGGTAGCTATAAGGGAAAAGTGTTATGACATTGTTCTTGATGAGCTACTCGACAAAAATGACAATTATAACGAAGAAAAAGAAATTTCTGAAAGGTGTTTGATTGCTGAAAGCATAATGGATATTATGTTCAAAGACCTGAAATCTTAAAAGAGGTTCGCTTATGGATAACTTCAAGATCATCTATCGCATCCTCCGTTTTCTCGAAAAAGCCATGGACCTGGAAGAGGTGGATACAGACCGTATATCCGCTGAAGCGCTTGGAATTTCGGAGCAGCGGTGGATAGCCATCATGGAAATGCTGATAAAAGAGCGATACATTGATGGTATTTCGCTCAAGCGGTCTTCGGATGGATACACAGAAGTCAGCCTTTCCGCTCCAAGGATTACCCTACGGGGACTTGAATATTTACAGGAAAACTCCCTGATGCGTAAGGCCGCAAATTTGGCCAGGGGAGTTGTTGATGTCATAACATAAATAGATCATCGTAAAGCGCAGGGAACAACCCGGCGCTTTTTTCATGCCCAAAAGGAGGGAGGCCCTTGCATGATTACATGCAGAAACAGGCGTTGCAGGCCGCCGTAAAGCCCCGGTTTTACGGGCACAGCGTCCTGCACTGCAAAACCGACCCTCGGTTCCCGGAGAGTGCGGAGCGCGAGTACATGCGTATGACCGACAGCCTGATGCGCCTTGTGAACGAGACCGTGAAAAAGCATCTGCCGGAAACGGTGGGGCAGCTCCGGCTGGACGCGGACGGGGAGGATGCGCAGATCGACACCGCCGCCATGCTGGCCGCGCTGGACACCGCGTTCCTGGCGATGGAGCGGGAGCTGGCTGAACGGCTCACGAAATTTGGCTTGCGTCAGAAGCTGGAACGCTTCGCACAGCTCAACCGCAAGCTGACGGTCCGCGAATGGAAACGGGCAGTCAAGGCAACGCTCGGCATCGACATTCTGGAGGACTACTATAGCGGCGCGTTTTTTGAGAAAGCAATGACGGCGTGGATCGAGCACAACACCGGCCTGATCGTCACGATCCCGCAGTCCACTCTTGGGGAGATGAAGGGGATTGTCCGGGAGGGGTTCCTGACCGGCAAGCGCACAAAAGAGATCACCCGGGAGATACAGGACGCCTACCACCGGACTAAGCGCCACGCCCGGCTGCTGGCCCGCGACCAGACCGCCAAGCTCAACGGTCAGCTCACCGAGGCCCAGCAGAGGGACGCAGGGGTGAACGAGTATGTCTGGAGCACCTGCGGGGACAGCCGGGTCCGGGACAGCCACAGGCGTCTGCATGGGAAGCGGTTCTCTTGGGACAACCCGCCGGAAGTCACCCCAGGGCGGCGGCTGCATCCGGGGCAGGACTACCAGTGCCGGTGTGTTGCGCTGCCCGTATTCAACCTGGAGGGGATTGAGCTGCCCTGGGAAAAGGGGCTGGACGATTTCGTCACAAAGGGATACCGCCATGTGGACATTCCAAACACCGGGAGCGGGCTGTACCAGCTGGCAAAGGAGGCCGGCGTATCCACCGCGGGGACGGACGCGCAGATCAAAAATCGGATATTGTCCCAGATGCAAAAACAGGGGTGGAAACATCTCTGAATCACAGCCTGTCACAACCAGAGCGGCAGTTTTTTTTATTACAAGGAAAGGGGTGAACGCCTATGCCCGAATCGGAGCTCCGGTTTGACAGCATCCCGGTGGACGAAACCTACTTTACATCAGAAGGATATTTCATAGACCATCCCATCGTGACATCCACCGGTATCTTTGAATACAAAAACAGGGACGGAAGCATCCGCCGGGAACTGCGCCTGCCGGAAGAGGTCTTTGATCCGGCCAGCCTGGAAAGCTATGAGGGCAAGCCGGTCATTGTGACCCATGAGGCCGGCTATGTCTCGAAGGACAATGTAGAGCAGGAGTATATCGGGACGGTGCTCTCCAAGGGGTACCGGGACGGCGAGCACGTCCGGGCAAAGATCATCATACACAACACCGGTTCTCTGGACTGCGGTCTGCGGGAGCTGTCCCTCGGCTACAAGACCGAAACGGACGAGACCCCGGGAGAATGGGAGGGGCAGCCGTACGATGCAATCCAACGCAACATCCGAATCAATCATCTTGCACTTGTGGCAAACGCCAGGGCGGGTGATTCCGCCCGGCTGAATTTAGACGGGGACAACCCCGAAAACGAAGGAGGAACACAGATGAGCAGAATCAGCAGCCGCGCCGACGGGTTCACGCCGGAGGAGATCCAGGCGGCCATTGAGGCGTACAAGGCGCGGAAAGCAGCCCGCACCGCGCCGCCGACCGGAGACGGTGAAGGGATTCCCCCAGAGGAAGCATCGTCCGCGCCGGAGGGACAGGATAAACAGGACGCAGAAGAAACAGTGCAGACAGTCAAGGACCGGCGTGACCGGCGGGACGCGCTGGAGGATCCGTCGGGGCCGGAGAACGCCATGGGGGTGATCGCGCAGCAGGACGAGGACATTGACAGCCTGCTTCAGGTAATCGCAGACCTCATGGCCCGCGGAGACAACGACGATCCGCCCGCGACACAGGGCGACAGTGAGGAGGAGCCGCCAGTCCAGAAGGACAGTGAAACTGACTCGTCTGCCACGCAGGGTGACGGTGACGGAGACCGGTCGGGCAGCATGAACATGGACAGCGCGGACTATGTCGTCCGTCAGCGGCTGGAGGTCGCTCGTCTGGGGGACAAGCTCGGTCTGAGCGGGCTTGAGACGCTTTCGCTTGCGAACGCGAGAAAGCGGATCATCAAAGCGGCCTGCCCTGGTCTGCGGCTGGACGGCAAGGACACGTCTTACCTGGAAGCGGCGTTTGACCTCGCCCGTTCGGAGATTGCCAAGCGCAAACCGCGCGGCACCGACCACCAGCGCAAACAGATGTTTGACCCAGTACAGATCCGGCTGGACGGGACGGTCAAAAGCGCGTCGCACGCGGCCCGGGAGCGCATGATTTCCCGGATGAAAGGAGAGGACGGTAACAGATGAGCGTACAGATGACCTATACGAACGCAACACCCCGGGGAATCGCCGGAGGACTTTACGATCTTTCCGCCCATATGGTGGATTCCAGGCGTTACAATGATGCTGAAAACCTGCGGTTTGGCACCGGCGTTGTGGTCGGGGATCATCCCGGCGATGATGTAAAAAAGCCGGCGGGCAGCTCCACAGCGGCGAGCTTTGAGGGGATCGTCATGAACGGCGGCACCACCGAGCAGTCCATGACCGGGGAGGTATATGTCCTGAAGGGCCAGACGGTCAGTGTGATGCGCTACGGCCGCATCTGGGCGCGGGTATCCCCGGACGGCCAGCCCGCATACGGAGCAGACGCCTACCTTGTGACATCCGGGGAACATAAAGGAAAGCTGACCACGGAGGAGGACGCCGCGGCAAAGCTTGCGATTCATGCCCGCTTTATTGGCGGCAGAGACAACGGGGTCGCGCCGGTGGAGCTTTACAATCAGAGACATGACGCCCCTGCCGGGGCCTGAAAGAAGGAGTGAACCGAATGGCGAGGAAACACGAAACCTACGATCTGGCGGATTATGCGGCGCTTCTGCGCTCGGGTCTGCCCGCACAGCTGGCGGATACCCCTGAAATGCGTTTTGACGGCGAGGAGGATGCCAGCCTGTATTTTGCACGCGAGCTGGACTATGTGAAAGCCAAGACATACGACAGGCTCTATCCGGAGATGACCGCGCTGCAATTCTTCCCGTCCACCAGTGAGGCGGACCCTGGCGCGGAATCGATCACCTACTACGGGTATGAAAAAACCGGCATGGCATCCATCATCAGCAACTATGCGACCGACCTGCCCCGCGTAGATGTGAAGGGCACGCCGCATACCGCGTATGTCGAGGGGGCCGGAGCGAGCTACGGCTACAGCGTGCAGGAGATGCGCGCGGCGCGGATGACCGGGAAAGGGCTGGAGGCGCGCAAAGCGGAAAGCGCCCGGTACGCGGTCGATTATCTCATGAACAAAATCGCATGGGCCGGACTGAAAGAGCACAACATCATGGGAGTGCTCTCGAAGGAGAACGACATCCCGCTTTACATCCTTCCTGCGGGCGCGGGCGGCAGCACCCGCTGGCGGGACAAGACAGCAAAGGAGATTCTTGCGGATGTGAACGCAATGCAGTCGTTTGTGTCGAAACTCACGAGGAACGTGGAGCGGCCGGACACGCTGCTCCTACCGCATGAGTGCTTCATGGAGATCGCGAACCGGCAGCTGGACGACACTGCCACCACCGTTTTGAAGTTCATCCAGGAGAACGCGCCCTACCTGAAAACGATCGAGTCTGCATCCGAATTGCAGGAGGATGCGTCGGATACCAATCCCTACGGGGTGAACATGGCGTTCCTGTACAAGAAGGACCCTGAAAAGTTCTCTATCGAGATGCCGGTCCCGTTTTTGCAGCATCCGGCACAGCCGAAAAATCTGGAAATCGAAGTGATGTGTGAAGCGCGTACAGCCGGTGTGATACTCTATTACCCGCTGTCTGCGCTGATTATTCCGGGGGTGTAAAATATGACCATTACCAACAAAAGCGGCAAGGTTATCGGGATCGACGGCAAAGCAATTTTACCGGGAGAGACAGGCGCGATTCTCGATAGCTACAAAACCAACGGGATTCTGGAGATGCTTTCCAAAGACCCCGACCTGACGATTGAGCAGGCGGAGGACAGCGGGGAACCGGCTGCCGCTGTACAGACAGAGCAGGCCGCGCCGAAAGCGGGAAAATCCGCAGTACAGGCAGCAAAGGCAGATGAGAAGGGATGACCGTCCTGGAAGCCTTCCGCATGATGGCTGCGGAGTTCGGGCAGGTCCCGGATGAGACGGTGGAACAGTGGATCACGCTGGCCGGACCGCTGGTGAGTAAAAAGCGGTTCGGCCCTTTGTATGTGCAGGCGGTAGCGCTGCTGGCCGCCCATAAGATGAAGCTGGCGGGGTTCGGGGGAGATGGGATGGAGGGGATTCCCGTCAACGGGGGCGGCGTTAGTTCGTACACCGAGGGCGGCACCTCGGTTTCTTTCAACACCACCCAGCAGACCAACCTGGTATCGGATGCGGAGTACGGCCTTTCCAACTATGGGACGCAGTTCCTTTCCCTGAGACGGTCCTGCATCATGCCGATCCTGCTAGCCGGATTGGCGGGATATTATGGCGAAGGTGAAAGACCGCTGGACCAGTGACGGCGCCCGGTTCATGAAACAGCTGGATGAATTAAAGCAGCTCCAGGTGTGTATCGGGTTCCAGAGCGGAGACAAAAAGCGTAAGCCGGGTGAACAGGATGGGAAGAAAAAGAGCGCGGAACGGGATGTGACCAACCTTGATGTTGCCATGTGGAACGAGCTGGGAACCTCCACCAGCCCTTCCCGCCCGTTTATGCGCAACAGCATTGACCGCCATAAGGATAGGATCAGAGCAGTTGCGGCAGAGCAGATCCAAGCGCTGTCTTCCGGTGCATCTGCCCGGCAGGTGCTTACGGTGATGGGCAATATGCAAAAAGGGCTGATGCAGCACGAAATTATGACAGGGCAGTTCGCTCCAAACGCGGAAATCACGATCCGCGGGGGGTGGATGCGCAGCAAAAAGACAGGGAAACGGTTTTATGTACAGGGCAAAAAGTCTGACCGGCCTCTGGTTGATACTGGGCAACTACGTCAATCCATCCATTTCGTGATAAAACCCAAGGGAGGCGGCTGATGTTCAAAAAGCAATACGTCTTGCGTAGGTACGAGCCGGAAACAGAAGCGGGATTCCCCTATGAAGATATGACGATCCGGCTGAATGTGCAGCCGGTTTCCGCTGCTGAATTGCAGGCGCTCCCAGAGGGGGAGCGATCGGTGAAACGGCTCAAGGCGTTTGGTAGAGAGGATATACGCACCGCGTCCCAGATGGAGGGAACGCCCGCAGACCGTCTCTGGTACCATGGACGGTGGTATGAATGTGAGGGCGCGGACATCTTGGACCACACGCCGCTGGCGCACTGCGAATCCCAGTGGGTCGCGGTACCGGAGAACATGCCGCCCGAGCCGCCGCCCGAATTACCGATAGAGGGAGGGGATGCCGTATGACGGTCGGAGAACTGCGGGAAGCCATCCGGGAGATAGTAAAACGCTATTTTGCGGGCGCTGCGGTCAAGTGGATTGACGAGAACAACGTCAGGCCAACCGGCCCGCTGGTCACGCTCCAGCTGCGGAACATCCAGCGGGAGCTGTTCGCCATCCTTGAAAACCGGCAGGGGCATCTGGTAAAGCTATGGCATACCCGCGCCATGCTGGATGTCAACCTGTATACTCCGGGGGGAGTCAGTGCCGCACAGCCCGGAATCCGCCCCCGAGCGGATAATACAGCGGTCAGTGACATGCAGGATTTCGTCAGCTACATGGATTCGGATTACGTCTACGGGGTGCTGGGGCCGCAGGATGTCACCATCCTGCCGGAGGGGCCAACCCAGGACGCATCCGCGCTGATTGACAACGCCAAATACGAATACCGGGCTATGCAGGAATTTACGGTGGATTTTATCCAGAACGCCGCGGGCGTCTCGGGCATCTTGCATATCCCCGCCCGGCAGGAATCCGCCGCGAACCCCGAAGCCCCCGGCCTGCCAGCCGATCCACAGCCTGCCCCACCGACTGATCCGGGTGTCCCGGAGATGCCTGATGATCCGGCGCTTGCGGTCCCGCTGCCCGACCCCGATGCATGGGAGCCTACAGCCAGCGGCGGCGGGTCCAGGGAACTGGCGGAGATGGATACCGGCTGGTTTGAATCGGTAGAGACCGAAAATACAAAGGAGTGAGGAAATGGCAAACAACCTAAGCGATATTGTAAACGTACAGATCGAGATACAGACGCCCGCAGTGAGCGGAGCGGACTTCTCGACCCTGCTGCTGATCGGGCCCGCGCCTGCCGCAGCGCCCGCGAAAGCCCCGCCGGACGTCGGGGTTTACACCTCCCTGAAGGCGGTGAAGGAGGCCGGATGGCTCCCCGAGGACGGGGATGCACCCGCCGATCCTATCTATACGGCGGCAAATGTGGCGTTTGCCCAGTCGCCCCAGCCGCCTAAAATCATGATCGCGGTGCAGAAACCGCGTCAGGCGGGAGAGGATGCACCGACCACACTTGAACCGGTTGCGGATACGCTGGATCGGGCGCTGAATAGGACAGGCTGGTACGGAATTGCGCCGGCGGGGATTGATCCGGAGGAGTACAAGGCAATCGCCGACTGGACAGAGGCCAATGAAAAGCTGTTCGGCTTCCCTGTGCAGTCCACTGGAAAGCCGCTGGACACCAGCGCCTATATGCGAACGTTCGCACTTTATGCGTCTATTGGGGAGGATAGCGCGGACAGCACACCGGACACCACAAAATATGCCCATGTGGCATGGTTCTGCAAGTGCTTCAACTATGAACCCGGCTCTGAAACCTGGGCGCTGAAGACACTGAATCTGATCGAACCCGCCAGCCTGACCGGCACCGACATGCAGGATATGAAGGAACAGAACATCAACTATTACACCACCTATGCGGGGAAAAACGTCACACAGGGCGGGAAAACGCTGGGCGGCGAGTGGATTGACGTGATCCGGTTCCGGGACTGGCTCAAAAACGACATGCAGTACCGGCTGTTCAACCTGCTGTACACCCATCCGAAAATTCCCTATACCGATGAAGGGATCGCGCTGGTGCAGAACCAGATGGTCGCCAGCCTGACCCAAGGGCAGCGGCAGGGCGGGATTGCGCCGGATGAGTTTGACGAGGACGGCAAGCTGATCCCCGGGTTTACCGTGACGGTGCCGCTGGCCGCAAATCTGACTGCGGCGGACCGGGCATCCCGGGTGCTCGGCGGATGCAAATTTCATGCGCGGCTGGCCGGGGCAATCCATGTGGTGAATGTTTACGGCACGCTTGCCTATGAACCGGAGGTGTAACAGATGGCAAAAGCAGCGGCAAAACGGGTCAGGACCTATGACTGCCGGAAGGTGATTATCACGTTTGGGAACCATATGGTGGTGGGTACGGCGGACGACAGCTTTATCACCATCGCCAAGCAGGGGGACGGGGTCGCGTCCAACGTGGGGTGCGACGGCTCGATCGAGCGCAGTATGGATCCCAACAGCCAGTATAAGCTGACGCTGGTAATCCAGCAGACCTCCCCCACGAATGAATTTTTGGAAACCATGCGGGCCTATGACGACGATACCTGCGAGGGGATGTTCCCGGTCCTGATTAAAGACCTGCGCGGCGGGGAGATTTTCCACGCGGACGAGGCATGGGTGGTCAAGCCCCCTGACTTTGTGAGGGGCAAGGCCACGGCAAACCGTTCATGGGAGATCGACACCGGCGCAGGGGTTATGGAGGTGTAAAGGATGTATGCACATGTGGTAAAACAGGCGGAGGTACAGGAGGTGCAGGTCGGAGAGAACATGTTTTATCTCCGGCCGTTTCCCGCGTTTAAGGCGGTGCGCATGACCGGGGAGCTTTCCACGATTGCTGGCCCGGTGCTGGCTTCGATCGCGGCACTGGCTGTCAACGACACAGACACTGCCGATGCCATTCCCGCGATCGTGCAGGCGTTCCAGTCTCTCTCGGGCGACAAGCTGGAACGGCTGATGAAGGAGCTGCTGACCGCCAACCGGAACATCATGGTGGATGTCGAGGGAAAGGAGGACGCGCAGATTCTCACCGAGGACCTTGCCAATGAACTGTTCTGCTGCGAGGTGCAGGGGATGTTCCTGCTGGCCTTCCGGGTGATCCAACTGAATTTCTCGGGTTTTTTCAGGAAACTGAAAACCCGGTTTGGAGGTGCTTTCGAGAAACTGCAATCGACCTTGACGAATATGGAACCTTCGACAGTAGCCGGTTCAGCGAATTAGAGCTGCGGCTGTATACGCTGATAAAGGCAGGGCTTGCGTCAAAGTGGGAGCTGGAAACATGCTACACGCTTGACGAAGCCCTGAAACTTTATGCGCTGCACCGGATGGATATTGATATCGAAAACGCGCGTCTGCGTGAAGCCGGGGAGGGGAGGGACGGTTCTTGACGGTGCGTGAATTGTTCGTCTCGCTCGGGTTTGAGGTGGACGAGCAGTCGAAAAAGCGGATGGAGGCGGCAGTCCAAGGACTGAAACAGGCGGCTGCGGCCGCACTGGAGGCGGTTGATACCGAACCTCTGCGGGCGGGGATGGAACAGGCTTCCCAAGCGTACGAAACTGTACGGGAAACGGTGCAGGAGGCTGCGGGGGCAGTGCAGGAGGGGGCCGCGGCAGCGGCCTCCGAAGCGGAACAGCTCAAAGAAGCGTTTGAGCAGGCCGGCGAGGCGGCAGAGGAAACCACCGGGCGTATCCGGGAACAGGAACAGGCGCTGGAAAACCTCCCGCCGCCGGCCGAAGCATTTCAGAAAAAGACCGGGAAAATCTCTGCCGCGTGGGGGAAGCTGGCCGCATTCCTGAAAAAGCCGCTGAAACCCCAGGTGAAACCGGAGGTGGATGCGCAGGCGCACCAAAAGGTGGTAAGTGCCCTCAAGGGGATCCGCAGCATGGCAGTGAAAACGCTGGGGGTCATTGGAATCGGGTTCTCGTTTGTCCGGATGAACGAGCTGGCGGAAGAGTTCAACGGCGTGAACGACATGATCCGCAACGCTACGCGGGACCTTGGCGATCAGGCAGAGATCCAGCAGAAAATCCTGGCTGTGTCTGGAGAAATCCGCTCTTCCTATCAGGATACCGCGAAGATCGTGAGCAATCTGGTGCAGGAAAGCCCGGACCTGTTCGGTTCGGTGGATGAGGCGGCCGAATTTGCCGCGCTCACCACCAAGCTGTTCAAATCCACCGGCAAGAGCCAGGAGGAGATCAACGGGCTTCAGGAAGCGATCAACAAGTCGTTTGCCAAGGGGATCATGGATTCTGAAACCATCAACCAGCTTTACGAAAAGGCCCCGGACGCGATCAACATGATCGCGGAAAGCCTGGGGGTAACCAAGGAAAAGCTCGCCAAGATGGCGACGGACGGGACACTGAAGGTTGCCGACCTGAAAAACGCGTTTGTCTCTAACGCCGATGTGATCAATCGGAAGTTTGACGAATTGGATTTCAGTATCTCCGACGCACTGCTCAACATCCGGAACCAATGGGGGTACTGGCTGGACCAGATCAACAGCACGACCGGTCTCACCAAAAATATCGGCAAGTTCATGGTGGAGGCGTTTTCCAAAGGAATGGCGGGGCTCCACAAGACGATCGGGTATGTCGAACGGCTCTCCAAACTGGTAGGCGGCTACGGCAACCTGCTCAAGCTGGTCGCGGCAATCGCCGCAGGCATCTTCGTTGCCCTGAAAGCGGACAAGATCATCGGGTTTCTGAAAATTGCAAAAAGCACGCTGGGCGGGATCGGCGGTCTGCTCAAGGGGGCCAACCTCAAGATTATGGCGATTGCCGCAGTGGTCGCAGCGTTGCTCCTGATTGTGGACGATTTTATCAACTTCATGAAGGGCAATGACAGCGTAATTGGCTCGTTGTTTGAAAAGGCCGGAATTGACGCGGACAAGGCCCGGAAGGCGATTCAGGCCGCATGGGACTTCCTCACGGGGTTTCTGCTCTCTGCATGGAAAAACATCAAAAAGGTGGGGGGCGCGTTCTTTGACGGCCTGCGGGCGTTTTGGGAACGCTGGGGAGGACAGATTACATCCATCTTTTCTTCGCTGTGGAAGCTGGTACTTGCCATCTTTACCGGCTCCTCGGACAGTTTATCAGGGCGTGCGAAGAAACTGGCGGACGCCCTGTCCGGGATCTTTACCCGTCTGAAAGCGGTCGCTGTCGCGATCTTCAACGCCCTGAAAGTATTCTGGGACACATGGGGCGGGCAGATCAGCAACCAGTTTCAAATTCTCTGGGACTTCCTTGGCGGGCTGCTAACCGCATTCCTGACAGTAGTACAGGGCGTGATCGACCTGATCCGCGGGGTGCTCACCGGGGACTGGGAAACCGCGTGGCAGGGGATCAAGACGATCTTTGAAGGGCTTTGGATGGGGATCGTCAACAACTTTATGGCGATCTGGGCGACCCTCTACAACTGGTTCGGCAATATCATCAACGCCATCCGGGACACACTGGTCAACGGGTTCAACGCCGTGGCCGAATTTATGACCTCCCTGCCGGAGAAAGCCCTGCAATGGGGCCGGGACTTTATGGACGGCCTTGTGGGCGGCATTCAGGAGAAGATCGGAGCGGTTACGGACGCGGTATCCGGCGTAGCGGACAAGATTAAATCGTTCCTGCATTTCTCGGTACCGGACGAGGGGCCGCTCACCGATTATGAAAGCTGGATGCCCGACTTTATGACTGGGCTGGCCAAGGGAATCCGGGCGAACGCGCCGCGGGTGCTGGATGCAATCAGTGCGCTGGCGGGCGATATGTCCGCGTTTGGGGATATGACTGTAAAACCGACCACCGCATGGTCTGCTGTAGGGGGCGGGAGCCGGACCACCAACGTCCACCAGACCAACAACATCCGCAACGAGTTCCACGGCGGCGACCGCGCCGCCCAGACAGAGGGAGCCAAAGCCATGGGAAAAACCGCAGAAGATACCACCGCACAGATGGCCCGTGCGCTTGCTACCGGGAGGTGACAGAGTATGGCACAGAAGCCGCAGCCGGCAAGCATCAACAATATCGAATTTGATGCGCTCATCTCGTATGGGCGCAACTATGAAGCACAGGCGCCGGAATACCCGGTGGAGGACGGCTATTCGGTGGGGGATACCATCATCATAAAGCCGATGACGATCGACGTCACCGCGATGCTCTCCGCCGCCCCCGTGACCTTCTACAGGCGTCACGGGGCTGGCAGGGGCCGGGTGGAAGAGGTCGCAAGGAAGCTGCAAAGCCTGTATGAGAAGCGGGAGCTGGTCACGCTTACCACCTTCCGGGGCGTATACCGCAACATGGCGATCGAGAGCATGTCCCTGCCCTATTCGGCGGATACCGGCAGCTCGATGCAGGTCACAATGAAGCTCAAGCAGGTGGTGAAGGTCGGCTTCAAAACGACGGCCATCCCCGCGTCCTACGGGAAAAGCGGAGAGACCGGGGCCAATGCCGGAACTGCATCCACCGCGCCGCTGACCTCCAACACCTCGGCCAGCGGGCAGAACCAGCAAAAGGCTGATTCCCAGAAAGCCTGTTCGACGTTATACGGTGCTGGAAATATGGCAAAGGAAGCGCTTGAAGGAATGTTTGAATGGATGAAAGGGTGGTGAGATGAAATGACCACGATCATTATGCCGCCCGACCTGCACGACAGCTTTTCGCGCGTTGTGCTGAACAATACGGAATACCTCATCCGCTTTACCTACAACGACGCGGGGGATTACTGGACGTTTGGACTTTATGACGGCGAGCAGCGCCCGCTTGCGACGGGGATCAAGCTGGTACCAAACTCGCCGCTGAACTTCTTTTACCCATGCAGCGGCCTGCCGGACGGGACATTTGGCGTGCTCTCCGATCTGGACCGGATCGGGCGCCGGGCGTTTTTGGATGGCAGAGCGCGTTTTGTCTTTATTCCCAATTCAGATTTGGAGGGATGATATATGGATTTGTGGGACCGGCAGTACCGGCTTTCGGCGGGCGCTGCGGGCGGAATCGGGTTTGAGATCGGCGCGGGCTCCCCCATGCCGCTGCATATCAGCTTTTCGCTGGAAAAGGCGGACGTGCAAAGCCCCAATACGGCAAAGATCAGCCTGTGGAACCTCTCGCCTGCCCACCTTGCCACATTGAACCGCAAGGACTGTGTTGTCACCCTAAAGGCGGGATATGGCAGCTCTATGCCCCTGCTGTTTGTCGGCACAGTCATCAATGTGGAAACCGAAACCGATGGTGCGGACACCCGCACGGATCTGGAAGTCCTCGACGGACGCAAGGAGCTGCGGGACACCTATGTCACCCTGTCCTATCTGTCAGCGGTAAACTCCAAAACGGTTATTGAGGCGGTCGCCGGCGAGATGGGACTTCCGGTGGTGTTCAGCGAGCGGGCCGCTTTCGTAGACCTGCCCAGCTATAGCTTTGTCGGTCCCGGCAAGGACACGCTGGACCGGATCTGCGGCACCAATAGGCTGGTCTGGAGCATCCAGAACGGCATTTTGCAGGTGCGCGGCCCCAACGAGCCGATCAACATGCGGGCGTTCCTGCTCAGTCCAAAGACCGGTCTGGTGGACGTGCCGAAAAAGCTGACCAAAGGCGAGAAGAACTCCGGCAATGCCACTGCCAACAGCGAAGAAAACAAGACGCAAATCGGATGGGAGATCACCTACCTGATGAACGCTGCGATCGGCGTAAACGATTACATCAAGCTGGAGAGCAAAAAGGCTTCGGGGGTTTTCCGTGTGAGCAAAATCAAAATCGAAGGGGACAATTTCGGAGACCGCTGGGTCTGCACAGCGGAGATTTTGGAGGTGGGATAGATGATGCAGGAACTTGTCCAGCAGATCAAGGGGACGGTTCAGGAGTTCATCGACGGGGTGCATACCGCCATCCCGGGGACAATCACCGCGTTCGACCCGACGAAATGCGAAGCAGGTGTCAGTTTTCTTGGGCAGTACAACAAACCGGATGGGACCAAAATCCCTTATCCTGCCGCCGCCCATGTGCCGGTGGTATTCCCGCAGGTGTCCGGCCAGCAGATTACCATTGCCTTTCCGGTCAAGCCGGGGGACGGATGTCTGGTGGTGGTCGCGGAGCAGGCGTTGGAGGCGTGGCGCGCGGGCGGGGAATCCAACCTCGACCTCAAGCACGACCTGACCAACGCCATTGCCATCCCCGGCCTGTTCCGCACCCCCAACAGCACCATGCAGGAGGCTGTTTCAGAGGATGCAATCATGCTGGTCAACCGGGGGACCAAGGTCAAAATCAAGAGCGGGGAGATCGACATTGAAACTCCAAAGATCGAGATTCAAACAGAGAATATCCATATTACCGGTGAAGTCGTGATCGACAGGGAACTGACCGTCAGGGAAATCCCGTTCACCCCGCACGTCCATAAGGAAGTGTCCAAGGGCGCGGACCTGTCCGGCCCGCCAAAAGAAGGGGGCGGGTGAACATGACCGACCTGCTGCTTGACCGGTCGGGGGACCTGCAAATCAGCGCGGACGGGGACCTCTCCCTGACTAATAGTACGGCGCAGGCGATCCAGCTCCGGCTGCGCTGGTTTTTGTCCGAGTGGAAGTTTGGTCCGGAATATGGGCTGCCCTATTATGAGGAAATTTTGGTCAAGAACGCCAGTACCCTCCGGGCGAAGCAGCTGATCCGGGAACAGATCATGAGCGTGGATGGGGTGCAGGATGTGACCGAGCTGTTGGCAACCGCTGACCCGGCCAAGAGGACGATGCTGGTACGGTACACCGCGGTAACGGATGCCGGTCAGATACGGGAGGAGGAACGGTTCGATGTCTGAATACGGGGTCACGCCGCAGGGGTTCGTCCCCAAGCGGCTGGATGTGATTACACAGGAAATCCATGCAGAGCTGACGCGGGGGTTCGGCGTGGACACCACCCTCAACCCGCAGTCATTTTTAAATGTGCTGGTGACAGGGTTTGCAGACAAGATCGCGGAACTGTGGGAACTGACGCAGGAGGTCTACCTCTCGCAGTACCCGTCCTCCGCCGAGGGGCAGAGCCTGGACAGTGCAGTCCAATACGGCGGCATCCGGCGGCTGGAGGAGCAGCCCACCTGGTACCCGATGCACTGCGCCGGCGTGGATGGTACGGTAGTCCCAGCGGGGACCATCCTCTCGTCCACCACTAACCCCGCGGTTCGGTTTCGGGCCTACGCGGCGGGGAAGATCGACCGCGCCAATTTCAACCGGGTGTCGGTCAAGATCGCGGCCCTGCAGGAGGAGGTCTATACAGTCGGCATCAACGGGGACTTGTACAGTACGCCGGGCGGCGGCAGCGGGGAGGACATCCTGCGGCAGCTTGCCGGTGCAATCAGCGGCCCGGACTATCTGGCCCGGGCGGAGGAGGGGCTGCTGATCATTGAGGACACCAGTTTACAGCGGGGAAACAGGCTGCTCTTGTCCGAAAACCTCACCACCGAAAGTGTGACGTCTATCATCAATTTCGGGAGTGAAGAGATCGGAAAGGTCAGCCTGCCGGATCAGACGATCACCAAAATCGTGAAAAATGTCGAGGGGTTTATGAGCTGCACCAACCTGATCCCGCCGGTCTATGGCCGGGAGCGAGAGACGGATGTGGAACTGCGGCAGTCGTATATCCGCCGGATCGCAGTGCGGTCCGACCGGATGACCGAGAGCATCGAGAGCGCCATTATCGACAATGTACAGGGGATCATCAGTGTGCGGGCGTATGAGAACGATTCCAACCTCTGGGATGAGGAGGGCCGGCCTCCGCACAGCGTGGAGGTGGTCGCGGACGGCGGCAGCGAGATGGAGATCGCGCGGGAGATTCTGCGGAAAAAGGCTGGCGGGATCCAGACCCATGGAAATGTCAAGGTGGAGGTGCCCGACCTGTTTGGCCGGACCATCCCGATCCGGTTCAACCGCCCGCAGTATGTCTATCTCTGGATTCGTGTCGTGCTGACGGTGGGACGGAACCTGCCGTTCCCGCCAAACTATGCCGATCTGGTCAAAGAAAGCCTGGTGCGGCAGACCGCGGGGCTGAACGTGGGGGACGGTGTTTTTCTGCAAAAATACATCGGAGACATCTACCGGTGTGTGACAGGCGTTGCCTATGTAGAGGTTGCTGCCGCTTCGACGACCGATCCCAGCGCCGCGCCCACAGAATACACCCAGGCAAACACGACGATCTCTGTCCGGCAGAAAGCTTTAGTGGAAGAAAAGCGGATCGAGGTGACCGTGCGGTATGTATGAAGAACGTATTTTGAAGGAGTTCCCACAGCAATTTCAGGGCCAGGAAACCATAGCAGTCCTTGTCCGGGCACTCGCCCGCCAGCTGGATGAGCTGCACCAGGTCTTTGATGCTCTGACGCGGATGCGGTCGGTGGATACAGCCCAGGGAGCGCAGCTGGATGGGGCAGGCGATATTGTGGTGCTCACCAGAAGCGATGCCATGCGGCTCATCAAAGGTGCCATCACCTATGACATCATTGATGACGAGCATTACCGGCATTATATCCGGTACAAAATCCTGAAAAATACCAGCATCTGCACCTACTATGACGTCATTGCAGCGATACAGATGCTTTGGGGCGCGCAGGACATCGAATACTATGAGGACCCGATGGAGCCGGCGACCATGACCATCACCTTCCCGGAGCCGGAGGGAGCGGTGGAGCTGGATGACATCCCGCCCATCAAGGCGGCTGGGGTGGGGGTGCATATCCGGGCCACCAGCAGGGTTAAGGTCAATCAAAACCTTTATGCGGGTTCGGTGTTCCGGACGCTGGAACAGGTGCGGTTTCATCCAGCGGGGCAGAAGCCCAAGGTTCGCCAGATGCTTTACAGTGGGTGCCGGGCAATGTTGATGGAGCGGATGCGGGTACAGCCCAGAGCAGCGCCGGCCGGGCATCATCAAAAAATCTATGCAGGGGGTGCGGCGATGTTATATGAGCGAATCTCGATCGGGAAAGGAGGGAATTTCGCTTGAACAGGGAAATAGAAGGCAGCTTTTTGACCAGGAGGGGTCTGCGGCTGATTGACAAGTTGCTCGCCTCAAAGGCCAGCCTGCGCCTGACGCGTGCCTGCGCGGGCGACGGCGTGTTGGGAGAGGATCAGAATCCAAAGCTGTTTGACCAACTGCTCCACCAGACGGCTGAACTCTCGATTGCAGGGCTTTACAATGCTGAGGGTGGGGAGGCAATCATACACCTTCAAGCGACCAGCCTTGGGGTGCAGCAGGGCTATTTTATCCGGGAGGCGGGCGTTTATGCGCAGGACCCGGACGAGGGGGAAATCCTGTATGCCTATGCGGTGCTGGAAGAACCGCTCTGGATACGCCCGGAAAAACATACGGTCAGCAACATTGCCGATCTGCTCCTGACGGTCATTATCTCCGAAGTGCAGGAGGTCACGATTGACATTTCGACCGGCGCGCTGGTGACCGTCCCGATGTTTGAAGAACGAATGCGGCCGTTAGAACCTGCCCATAGCTGGATAGAGTTGGAGCACAATCTGGGCGGCTACCCGCTGGTGCAGATATGCAGCCTGAAACATGGGGCTGGTATGGGGCAATCCGGAGAGACCCCGGCCGGAGGCACCGAACTGCGGATGCATCCAGCACAGCCGGTCTACCATGACCCGTACAGCCTGACCATCCGGACCATCCGTCCCATTCTGGAGCTGGGGACACCGGCCGTGGAGCGGATAGACAGCCACCGCTATCTCGTGACGTTCGAGGGCAACGACACCGACAGTATTTACATAGAGCTGTGGACGGGGCAGCAGGCAACACCTCTACCGCCAGCTGGATCGGGCATCGTATTCACCAATTTACGCATCGGCGACACCCCGCCGGACGACCCGTCCGACGTGTGGGGCGTGCCGGAAATATAAAATACAGGAGGTCAAAACAATGGAGAAGAATTACACACAAAGAGCATCTATCAACGGAGAATGGGTGAACCTCAATCCCCGGACAGTGGCAGAGCAGGTCAAAACGGATGCGAACAGGCAGTTTGTGTCGGCCGCGGAGAAAGCGGAGTATGCCGGCAAGCAGGATGCGCTTGGCTATACGCCGGAGGATGCCGCGAAGAAAAACCAGCCGGAAGGGTATGCGGGCCTGAACGAGGACGGAAAACTGGAGGAAACCCTGCTTCCGGATACGCTGGTGCATGACAAAGGATTTTTCGCGACGCCGGAAGCGCTGCGGGAAGCACATCCTGCCGCGAACGCGGGGGATCATGCGGTGGTCGGCACAACGGATACCCTTTGGGTATGGGATGCAGAGCTGACACCGGAACCGGGGTGGATTGACAGTGGGGAGCGGGCGCATATCCCACTTAGCTCCGAGGTGAACAGCGAGAGCGAGGAAAACGCCGCCACCTCCAAGGCTGTAAAGACCGTCATGGATGAGGCAAAAAGCCGGGCAAAGATCACGGTGGGGGATACCGCTCCGGAGGATGCGCAGGAAGGGGATTTCTGGTTTGATACCTCGACCAATGTGACGGATACGCCGGAAGAAGAGACACCCTCCGCAGAGTGAGGCAGGTGGGGACAGTGAACATCCCGTTCAAGATCAAACGGCTGATCGGGGGGCAGTGGGTGCGCTATACACCCCTGCCTCCTGACGAGACAAGCCACAAGTTGGTAAGGATTGACCACCATCTCGGCGGATACCCACAGGTGTTGATGCTCGCTTTTGGCTACGGTGGAGGTTTGGGCGGCGCAGGGGAGGGACCTGCCGGAGGCACCGATCTTGTGGAGTGTCCCCGGCATCCGGTCTACCACTCACCGAATGCCCTGACCGTCTATACCACTGCGGAGATCGCTGCACTCGGGGTGCCTCAACTCAGCAAGCTCAATGATTATGAGTACCTTGTAACCTTTGACGGGCAGTCCCCGGACAGCCTGTATATCAAGCTGTTGCTCAATATGGGCAGTGCGGATGTGGTCGGGGAGACGCCGGTGCAGCTTACGATCAGGCAGGTGGGGTGATGGATGGCTATGAGCTTGTAGACCGGCGGGGACAGCGGCTGAACCTGTACACGCAGGATACCTGCGTTGAGATGCAGGGAGGTGGGACGCTGGCGGACTATGCCAATCTGCTGGTTGAAATCCAGCACAACTTGAATATATGGCCGTTCCCAGTGGTCTGGAGGTGGATGCAGGACGGGCGCATGGTGCATATCCCGGTTAGAGCGGAGTGCCCTGACCGGGATACAGTACAAATTTATACGGTTCATCCGCTTGGACGTCCAGGCAGGGAAGCAATACTGAAAAAAATACAAAGCCGGGAATACGAGCTGACTTTTGCAGAGGGCGGGGAAAGCCTGTGCATCCGGCTGATTTGATGAGGTGAAAAAATTATGGGAATCTTTGATATGTTGCAGAAGGGACTACCTGACTGGCATCTTCTGCTCAATAAAAACTTTAATGCTGCGCAGGCCAAATTTGATGGTTTGGATACGCAAATGTCAAATAAG